GAAAGTGGGTTTATTCATGTTTAATGGTTCAATAAGCTCTCCTGTTGAATAGTGAGAGCTACTTAATGAGTCATAGGGTGAACCACTCATGTCATCAAACAAACCACTTGACATTTTGTTACCATCAGGGTCAATAGATAAGAAAGACTGTCCAGGGAATGACATTGTTCGGTTACCGCTACCGCCTACAAAATCATAAGTTAGGTTAGGGTATACTGTAAACGTATCATCTACCTGTTTATATAAGTCCCCTGACTTATCATACACATCATCTATATCAGAACGGTTTAGCTCTTTAGCCTCTTGTTCTGTTCCGTAGATACTTAATACAATTGGTGTATTTTTAGAACCATTTACAAAACCAACGATTACTAGTGTACCTACTTGAATAGGTTTAACGGAACCAAAAGCTTTACCATTCTCTGTTGTTCCTGAGAACTCTCTAGGTAACTTAGCGGAATATCTACCTTTAGAGTTTGGTGAACTAGAGAATTTAGTACTGTCTCTAGTTAACTGTACGTCTACTGTACCATATTTATAATGAACCGCTATTACCTTAGCCATTACAATTCTATCAATATTCATTCCAGGGTTTTTAGGAACTAAACTGTGTTCCCCTAAACTCGACTGGTTTATTGGTTTATAATTTACCACTTAATCACCTTCCTTATGGTTGTGCTACCCAAGCATCTTTGTCCCAGGCATTTCCCCAGTAACCGCTGTCCATAGGTTTAATCTGACAACCCATTGCATAGTTATTTGTACCTGTACCGTTCCAACCTACGAACTTGCCACCATCTACATACATACCCATGTGTGAACCGTTATTAAAGTAAACAATGTCTCCGTAGTTTAGGTCTGAAATAGATAAGCCTGTTCCTTTACGTTTAATATTGGTAGATGCCTTAATACCTGTTGTATTGGTACCTCTATCAAATCTTAATCCTGCGTGTTCATATGACCACCATACGAAACTTGAGGAGTCTAGTAGGTACGGGGCAGACTGCTCTAGTGGGTTAGTGTTGGAACCACGCCCACCACCCGAATGATAAGCGGTAGCTCCTCTCTTATCATCAGCGAATGTCTTACCAAAGTCTGTTGCTTTTTTCATAATCTCGTTGGCACTATTTGTTGTACCACCACTAGAACTATCACTAGAGCTGTCTCCGCCTCCTTGTGGAGTGGCAAGGTAGACCTCAGGGTCTATTGTGTTGCTAGCATTGTTGCCCCATAAGACTTTAGCGATAACAAAGTGTAAATGAACCCCTGTACTATAGCCAGTGGTACCCATACCCCCAATGCGTTGTCCCTTTGTCACCTTATCACCTACTGACACGTTAAATGTCTCAAGGTGGGGATAGGCTGAAAAATATTGGTCGTTGTCGTGTTTAACCCATATAACGTTACCTAGACCGCCATTGTTAAATTCAGCTACCATGACCGTCCCCGACATAGTGGCATATATAGGGTCGTTCGTGTTCCCCGCTAAGTCTAGCCCAGCGTGAAAGTCCTGTTCTCCTGAAATAGGGTCAATTCGTGGACCGTATTTATCTGTAGTTGGTGTTCCAGCTCTAACAGGTAGGGCTGGTTTAACACCACCACCACCTCCACCAGGAGATTGTCTTTCAGCTTCACCAGCCTCATTTAACTCTTCTAATGTTAGCTCTCCTAGGTAACCACCTTTAAACTCTTGTGGTGGACCGTAAATTGGTTGGAATCTCTTAACCTTACCACCAATCTTTAACCCTCTAGTTACATTAATAGTGGTTGTGTACCCACTCTCTCTAGAGAAGTTATGTTGTACAGATTCTATATAGTACTCCCATTTTTCTTTCTTAATTTCATCATGGTAAATCAGTCGTTTACCTACTCGATAGCTTGGGTGCCCTGCTACTACAAATGAGCCTGAATAAAATAAAGGGTTCATAGAATACCAATAGTAGAGTTTCTTAGAGAACCGTTCTACTCTATCAGGGTCAGCACCCTCCGACTCATCTGTATCTTCATCAGTAGTTGTATCTACTTCTTCATCGTCTTCATCTTCACTATTTTCCATAGCACTATTTAAAGCTTCATCTGACATCATACTTAAAAATTGGTTTTCTACTTGTAGTAGTTTATAGCCATAGTGGGAAATAAGACTTTCATTTGTCTGAGGTTTAGCTGTGAATATTGCAATATTCTCTTCTAGTTGTGAGCCTGGAATTACGTTATATACTGAGTATGTCTCTGTATCATTCTGTCCTACCTCTTCTTGGATTACCTCATGTGAGTACATATTTAACTCATCTAAAGCCTCCCAGTCCGATTTATCAAAAGGTGTTCTACGTACAATCATCTCAGACATTTCATATCCGTCTTTGTCTTTATATGTATCAAAGAATACTTCCATGAATGGTCTGCTTGCTACACTCTTAATCATTTGGTTTAATGAACCCTCAAAGCTCGTAATAGGGCTTGGGTCTAGTAGGAACTCATCATCTGTCCAAGAGTCAATCAATAGATTTAATCTTTCCTTATAAGATTCTGTAGTTCCTGTTTCTGACTTAAATGTGTAGTCTACATAGTCTAAGAAACTTACTAATAGGAACTTAACCGTATCGGCTACAGAAGTACCTTGTATTTCTGTACCTAGTGATTCAATACCTACACCACTACGGTTATCTAACCAACCAATTGATATAGGTAAGGTTACGTTTTGAATAACTCTTAGTTCAAAGTTAAGTAAGATTTTAGCGAAAGATTGACCTGTTAATTTATACAATCTTGTACCATCATTATAGTCCCCTTCGCTCTTAATCTCAGTCAATAATCCTACTACTACTACATCATTCTTAACCGTATCTTTAGCATTGGGGTAGCCAACTTTTGTTTCATTAGGGTTTAATTTAATGATTACTAAGTCATTAGGTCTTACTAGTTCCTCCCAACGTGTGTCTGAGGCTACAGTAATTGTAAAGGCACTTGAATCATCATTCATGTCATTCTTAGTAGATACACTAATAATCTTTTCTCTAATAGAGTCTTGATTAAAGTTATCTGACTCGTATCTAATGTTATATTCTGCTGTTTCAGTTAGTATGTTAACAAGGACATCAGGTCTCCTCATTTTAACTATCATTTCATTTTCCATACACTCTGCTCCTATCCTCGTTTCTCACTCTATAATATATCATGGTCATTTTAATGTCAAATAAAAAAGAACCTACTCATTTGTAGGCTCTTTCTTATTTTATGACTGTCTTGATTCTCTAGTAAAGAAACTTGATATTGTTTCCATAAGTGAGTTACTTGTTTTCTCAGCAACCCTTTCACCTACTTCATTACCGATATTCTTACCATCTTTACTATCTGTATTTACATTTACATTTACGTTTGTAGTAACATTACCTGTAGAGGCACTTGTATACTTCTCAGAACCTTTCATAGTTCTAGCAATCTTATCTGCCCAACCAGGGTCTGTAGCATAGTTGTGTCCTTTACCACTAGGGTCTCTGTTCATTGAGGATAACGTAGTTTGACCTTGTGAGTAGTATTCATCAGCAATAAACTTAGAACCCTCAATAATACCTGCTTTAGCACCATCATAACCATAAGCACTAGAATAAGGGGTAGCATCAAATGCTCCAATACCGTAGAAGTTGTTTTTATCTTTTACAATATTACTTGTTCCCCAACCAGTTTCAAGGGCTGAATGGGCTACAAGGTAACGTGGGTCTAACCCTGAAACCTTACCAGCCTCCATATATGCTTCACCTTGGTTGTACATTAGACTACCTTCGGTAGCATTAGAGTTAATCCATTCATTTAACTGACCAGCGGTTAAAGTATCTACTGTTTTACCTAAGTCATGTTTAGTTAAGTCTGTGTTAGACCAGTACTTACCTTTATCTGTGTAACCTAGTTCTCCGCCAACTCCTGAACCGCTACCACTAACAGAGCTACCACTAACAGAGCCTCCACTACCAACACCATCTGTTAAACCAACAATACCATTTTGTCTTTTAGCAACTGCTAGTACACGAATACACTCTCTTAGTATTTCCTCAGCTTGATTTAGATTATCTTCCTCTAGACCAATAGCTTTCATTCTAGTTTTAAGATTACTTGTACGTTTAGACTCACTGGCTTGGTCCTCAGCAGTATAAGACCCATTCTCTTTGGCTAGAGCCTCATCGAATGTAGGAGCATTTTCAGATACTTGACCTGTTAACTTATCCCAAGTATTACCTGCATCTGTACCAGCCATACCACCTAGTTTAGAACCTCCAATTGCACCACCGATACCACCAAGAGCACCACCGATAACAGTACCAATACCTGGTAGAATCATAGTACCGATTGAAGCACCTAGCATAGCCCCACCTTTGGCACCTAAAGCACCACCAGCTACTGAGCCTGCCCCTTCAATAAGGGCATTATCTTTTTTACCTTCTTCGGCATTGATTACTTTGGAACCAATTTCATACGCTCCTGCTAATGCACCGATTATAGGTAAAGCTTTACCAGCACCTTTAGATAGTCCGCTAGCTCCTTTAGTTAGTCCACCTAGTCCTCCAAGACCTTTAGCAACGTCATCAGCAGAACTATAAAGACCTTTGTTTCCTAAGACATCATCAGCACCACCAAGAACTTTACTACCAATGTCGTCTACTGAGCCTTTCGCTTTACCTAGTCCTGAACGCATTCTAGATAGCAGTCCACCACCACTAGAGGCACCAGCACTTGCACCCTTAACACTTGCACTAGCTCCTACACCACCAAATTCATCAGCGGAACTAAATATTTTACTTCCTAATTTTGTTCCTTTAAGGTTGTCTGCTATAGGGCTTAACTTAGAAGAAACTTTACTACCAAAGCTTGTTCCTTTAAGTGAGTTAAACATCCCTGCTGTATTGCCAACTAACGTACCCTCAGCACTTAACTTACTACTTGTCATTTTCTTAAGTACTTGGGAGCCTAACGACATACCACCTGAACTTAAGACACCAGAGGCAATCCCTCCTGCGAATGAGGATAGTAGGGCACCTGTTCCAGTAGCACCAGTAAACTTGTCAACTATTTTAGCTACGTTAACAGCAATATCTGCCAGCCAGCTATCGGTAGAGTTTAAGTTTTTTCTATCTTTGTAAGCCTGTCTAGCATCTCTGTCTGAGTCGGGAGATTCTCCATAGGCTTGGATACGTTCTTCAAACTCTTTTTGACCCATTCCTTGTGAGCTATCAATAACTCCACTAATACTTTCATCATTAAGCTTACCGTCTTCTCTTAATCTATCAATCTCTTCAAGTTGGTCAGTAGTTAGTCCGAAACCATAGTCCTCATTAACTCGCATAGCCATACCTAGACGTTCGTCTCGGTCCATACCTTCTGTACCAAAGTTAAACATGCTAGAAATAATCTCAGGAGTTACACCCTGTTCTCTAGCTTTAGAGAATTGATAATAACCTCCTAGTCCTTTGTATTCTGTACCTGCACCCATAGCCATACCCAATAGTGAGTTTGCTTGTGTGCCTCTAACAGCACTATCCATATTACCAATAGCCTGTCCTAGGTTTTCACCTTGTAGGGCTTCATTACCTGTACTTGACATTACTGTGGCTAATGCTTGTCTTTCAGACAATTCTCGTTCAGATACTCGTCTACCAGCAAATAATTCTTTAGTCATTTCTGACATCATCTTAATTTGCTCTTCTTCTCTACCAATCATTCCTGATTGTTCAATAGCTCCTAAGAAACCTTCTTGTAGGCTACGGATAGAGTCAGAGTCACCTTCTAAGGCACCACTACGCATTAGACTACCCATATAGTCATTCATGGACTGTTGTTCTACAGGAACTACCCTAGAACCTTCACCCATTGCACTAACACTAGCTGTTAACTCATCTGAGGAAAGGTTTCCCCCACCTCTACGAATAACATCAGCCATTTCCATAGCTTGTGTAGCATTAGTGTATCCCCCATCAATACCAGCATTTGTTATTTCTCTACGGATACTACGGTAGTCTTCATTACCTGTCGCTTGACCAATTCTCATAGAAGTTGGTTGTACATCATTATAAATGGACTGTCCTGCTTGAAGTTGGTTTCTTACTGCCATACCACCAGCCATAACGGACATCATACCATAGGTACCTGCCCTAGAGTGGATTGTACCTAGTAAAGTATCTTCCGCTGGTGATACTGATACAGGAGCCTTACCGTCCTTACCCTTTAAATCGTCCTTAGTAGACTCTAGGAAGTCCTGAGCCTCAGTAATACTACCCATTTCCCTATCAATTGCCTTAATAGCATCTTGAATGTTCTTAAGGTTCTTTTCCTCTTGTTTAAGGATAACGTTCAATTGATTATACTGGTCCATAGTATCTTCCAAAGCACGTTTTTGGCTACCACTAGCTGGTTCCCCTATATCTTCAATCTTCTGATTATAGTCACTCATTTGACCTTTAATAGAGTCAATATAATCCTTAATATTGATTTCCTCGGTTGAGGCTAGGTCTCTATTTCTTCTAGCACTTTCAACTAAACGTTGAGGGTTCTCAATCAATTGTCGGGTACTAACATATCTTTCCGCATCAGGTCCCGACAAGTGTCTAGTGTTCATTGCTGTTCGATGTATAGACTTGTATTGTGTAAAGGTAGATTGAGTATTTTGTGCGCTACGTTCAGCTCTTGACTTAAATGCTTGTGAACGTTCAATATCATTATAGTAATTACGTGCTGAACCGTATTCATGGAAACCTGCACCCGTACTATCCATTCGTCTATCGAATATATTACGGTTTTGTTTCTCCATTTTCTTCATTATTTGGTCTACTTTACGTTCGTACTTCTCTAACTCTTTAGTGTCGAAACCATTAGCATCAGCATTAAACATATCTCTATTAATTGTATGTTGTAATCTTGAAGCCTCTCTACGAGCACGAATAATTCCCCCTAGGTACTGACTAAAGTTATCGTCACTATTGGGGTCGTTCATTACATTATTTCCGTGGAACTGTAGTTCACTAATACGGTCCTCTAGACCTTGTATTCGCTCCTCCGCACTACCTGTATCCGCATCAAAACTTAAAATATATTCTTCACGTTGTGCCAATTAAAACCACCTACCTTTATATCCACAACTCGTCATCATCATCTTCAAAGTCCTCTAAACCTACAATATCATTTGTACTTAATGTTTCCTCAGTTACTACCTTACTATCTCTAAGTTTCTTTCTTTCCATAAACTCATTAGCAGTAATCTCACCATTATTTAATCTTTCAGTATCCTTAGCCTCTTCTAAAGCTTTTTGGATATTGTTTTGTACAGTAAGCTCAGTCTCTTGTAGTTTCTCAGTATCATTACCTTCTTCTAACATTTCATTAATCTGTTCTCGTTTCTTCTTAGCCTCTTCGTTCTCTATACGTTCTACAGACTCTTCCATTTTATCATAATCAATGTCATAGTCAATATCTGTAAACTCGTCTTCATACCAACTAGTGTCAGGGTCTTTAAATGACTCATCATCACCCTTATTCTTACTAAAGGCTTTCTCTCTTTGAATTATATCCTCTTCCATGTTAGATAGGATAAATGCAACCTGTTCACTTGTTAGTTCTTGGAACCTTGGGTCTGTAGGAAGTACTTTAAACTCTCGCATGATTATCCACATATTACGTGAATAGGGTTGTTTAATCGTCCAGTTAAAGTCCTCAGAACTTATACTATCTTGTGCGAAATGAGCTACGGAAGTCCGCGTAATCCTCCGATACCATTAGAGGAATGTCTAAGTTATAACTTTTTTCAATATCTAAAACATCAGGTACTTTGTATCCTTTAGGTGAACATACTACAATTAAAGCAAATAGATAGTAAATATCAAAGTATGCTTTAGGTACGAACTCTGCTACACCATTTAAGTATCGTGCCATCAATCCTGAGATAGCTCCCTCTTCTAAAGCATTGGGAATGTGTACCTCTACGTCAAACTCAACGTCTCCATACTCAGGTCCAAGCTTATAGTGTTTCTTAAAAGTATCGTTCTCACCACGAATAATCTTTGTGTAGTTCTCCTTAGCCTTTACCTGTTTCTCGTTATCAGCTCTACGTTTCTTTTCTTCTTCTGTTAATCCTTCTTGTTCAAAGTCTTTATTCTCTACCATATATGTCTCCTCTTTCCTATTATATTAACCTTTTGGTCTTGTTTACTCAAATATAATATAGCAAGCAAAAAAGGACTAGATTTCTCTAGTCCTTAGTTACTTATTTTAACTGTTGTTACTTAGCATCTCCACTAGATGAGTTTAAGAATTTCCATGTAGAACTTTCTGAAACCATTGAGTTTGCTGAGAACTCCTCAGAGATACTCTCTGCTGAACAGCCATGATAGATAACGATTACTTCTTTAGAGTACTTATCAATCACTCGAATGTCAATAACGTCCTTGTGAATAATATCTGTACCTAAAGCACCGAAACCTAATTTATCTAATGACTCTTTCTTCATACGTAAACGTTCCAAAGTGATTGTACCATCAAATTGTAGGTATACGTGTTCAGCTGGTGCTAAGTCACCAATTTCATAAGCCCCTGTAGTACCAAAGTCTCGAGAGGCTTGTAAGCTTTGTGCACGACCGATAACATGGTTCCCAATCATAAGAAGGACCGTATTACCAGTTTGAATAGTTTGCTTTTGTTCTGTTGCCATCTATCTATCAGTCCTTTCCTTACGCTGAGATTGTTTGCATTTTGTAAACAATGCTAGCATCAACTTTACGTAAACTCATAATTGGGTAAACTGTAAATGTTACGCTTGCAACGTTTCCGTTAATAACTACTTGAATATCTTCTGCATCATAATCTTGTACTTCATTTTCTCGTACCTTTTGGTCTAAGAATGAGATAATATCTGTCTTGATGATTGAAGGAGATAACATACTGTTTTTAGTACCGATAAAGTTTTCCTCTAAGCGGTTACGTAACTCAGATACTAGGAAGTCATGTGCCTCACCAGCAGAGTTAGTATTCTTAATAGGGTTACTTGGGTCACGGTAAGTAGTCAAGTCTTCGTCAATACGGAAGTTAGTTACTTCTTGGTTACGGTTGAAACCAGCCATGATAACACCACTAGTGTTTAGTGAGTCCATTGTGTTAGCATCGTGAACTGTTGAAAGCTCAGTTAATGCAAATGGTTTAAACATGATTGATTCACCTAAAGCTACAGCAGAAGTGTAACCTGCTACTTGTGAAGCCATTAAGTAACCAGGAATTTGTAATTGTCGTCCGTCACTCATAGTACGTTTACCTGAGAAACCTACGTAAGAAACACGGTCTGATTTAAGAGCAGATGCTCGTGACATAACCTCGTTAGGTTGTTCATCATATTTACCACCTACGATAGCTCGCATTGGTTCACCTTCGTTTGTACGTTCAGTAACAAAGTGTCGAGCCTCTGAATGGATTGTTTGTGAGTCTGTCAATGGTACTAAGTAGTAACCACCTTGGTTAGCTAACTGTGCAAATTTACTTGCCCATGAAGTAGGAGAGGTTCCGTTGTCTCCACCTGTTAAGTTTACAGGACCAAAGTTTTCTAATGCTGTACCAGCGTTAGTTACTTCAACACTTACTAAGTTAGAGTATGCTAACTGGTTTTCAATGTCAGCGTATAGTCCAGTTACTTTAACTGGTGTTCCTTTATTAATAACTGTTTCTGAAATTGGGTCTAACCCTTTTGTAGCGATGTTCTTATCGCCTGTGAATCCCATAGTAGCTTCAAATCCAGCTACTGATGAAATAGCATTTGCTAAGTCAAATGCGTCTACGTAAATACCTTTGTCTCCTAAAGAGAACTTAGCCTCTACTGCTGTTACTGCATCTGCACCTGATGATAGGATTAATTCTTGTGCTTGTCCTTGTGTACCAGTAATTTCTACTGAGGCATAAGGAGATTCACCTTCGTAAGCTACTGTAAAGATAGTACCTAAACCATCATAAACTGTGTCTTCACCGTTTAATGAAACTTTTAATCGTTTATCACCAAAGGCATTATCGTCTAATTCAATATTAATTGAGTTAGCCTCTTCACCATAAATTAGTGATTCAAATTTAAGTCCACCTTGTGTTAAAGTAGCATTTGTTGCCTCTTGTGCACGAATAGCTAGGATTTCTCCTGCTGAGATATTAGTCATAGATGGATTCCATGCTAATTCCATTGCATCTACTAAGTCACCACTACGGAAAATGTCTCGTGCTTGAACCATATTAGTTAAGCGATAAACAGTATTAGGTTTACCACCCTCCGCATTACCAACTAACATTAAAGTTTTGTTAGAATCAGAGGCTGAACCAGTTACTGCTGATGTATCTGAGAACACTCGAGCATGTGGTCTAGTAGTTGGACGTTTTGGAAACGCTTCTGTATAATCAACTGCCATTTAATTTACTCTCCTTTTAAATATTTTTCTAGGTATACAAGGAACTCTTTCTCATCTTCTAATAGATATTTACCTTGCATGTACCCTTTGAAACCAGCAATCTGCATTTGAGATAACCCATATCTTGGGGTAGCTGATTTAATGAAATCATTAATATTTGCAAATGATTTCTTTTTAGGTTTTGTATTATCGTCTTTAGCTTTTACAGATTGTTTACCCTTAGTATCTTGCTTAGGGGTATACTCTTTTTTAGTTTCTGTATTTTCTTTTTCAACTGCCAATTTTTACAACTCCTTATCTAGTAATTAATTTGCTCAACTCGTAGGCGGAATTATATTCTACTGAATGAGTTACGATATATGTTAGATTTAGGGTTCTAGCATATACAGGTCTGTCACCATCACTTATCATTTCTTTTAGGGAAGAGAAGTCACTTTTTGAAAGGTTATACGTAAATTGTTCGTCTTTGGACTCTCTCATAATGATAAATATTGTTTTTAGTATAATATCTAAACACCGCAACGTGTCAATGTTTGTGCTCAATGCTGTAATTCCTACACGCTCAGCGGACTGATAACCATAGCTTATACCATGAGCTTTCTGTCCTCCTGTGTAGTAATGAATGTTAAAGGATTCTCCTACTAGCCACTCATTATTGTTAGCATTGATTGTAAGGTAGGAGTCTTCAAAAGATAAGTTATCTTCTTCTGAGAACTCAATTCCCTCTATATGACTTAAGTCATTAATAGGATTAGAGAGCTTCATATACAACTTGTCTTCATCTTCACCATACTGAAACTCTCCATACTCGTTGACAAGATTGCTTGCAATATAATCATAGTTACCTGTAACACTACCAAGAGAGCCATCTCTCTTACTATCTTTCATGGTACTTGGTCCTACCTCTATTACAAACGCATTAAAGTCTGATTTAGATTGTGGGTATGTGTAAAGTACATTAATCTCTTTACCTTCTTCTCCACCAAAAGTTTCTATAAATCGTTCTCTAGCTTTCTCATCAATATTCTGTAAGGTTTCATTCAGTACAGCTTTATCTTTTAGTAATTGGTTAAGCAAGCCTTTGACTTTGTTAAACACATAAGTATCAACGCTTTTAATCATCTTATTACCTCTTTCAATTACTGTTCTTAATATATCAGATAAATGCTAACCCATTTTCCAATCTATGATTCTTTTTACAATATCATTAATTTCTTGCATAACGTCATCACGTTTAATATCTCTATTAATTATCCATGAGTCCGCAGGAGATTTATCTGATACTGTTCTGAATGATACGTAGCCCACTCTATTACCTTGTTTAACCTTAGTAATTGATTTAGACCTTGTAGCCTCTCTAGGGTTAAAGGGGTTAATCTTTCTACTTTTTCTACCTTCGTATAAGTAGTCAGATACTTTTGAATCCCCTATATCTAAGTTTTTAACGTCTTTATATAATCTATTAGACATGTCCTTTGTTTTACGCTGTATAGGTACAACTAAGTACCAGCCACCATTCTTTTTACGTTTAGCTTTTGATGAAGCTCTAAAGAATGGTTTCATGTCCAATGGACCTGAGGTACCAGTTCTTCTCATAGTTATAGTCTTTGGTCCGATAGAGAACTCAAATTGGTCTCCGTATATTTTTTGTAGGTTCTTACTTGTATCCATCATTATATCTCTAATAATATTCTCCGAGACTCTATGTAATAGACCCTCTTTGTTATTATCTAAGCTACGTATATCTACTCGTATACCTTTAGGTCCTCCTGCCATTATATCATTCCTCCAAAGAACCCATTAGAGTTTTCTCTTTGTGGTTTATTAATTGGCTTAGGGTCTTGCTCATGAGCAACTTCTTCGTCATTCTCATCAGTAAAGTATACTTGGTCTGTAAATATGTCTTCTCGTTTTAATAATAGTTTTTTAGGTAGATTATCAAACTGCTCTATTTCACTATCTTTGTTTGTGTATTGGTATCTACTTTCTTTAAGTAGGTCAATGACAACATACCTTAGTGCTGTTTTCATATTCATAGAAACAATATTGTTTTCTCCAAGTAAGTGTTCTCTAGGATAAATAATATTTTTATCAATATCTAATGTATAATCTTCATTCTCTACTAATACTTTATCTACATTTCTTATGTATGTAATCTCTTTAACATCATAAGGGATTCTGAAACCTTGTCTGATTCGTTTACTAGTAACATCAAATATAATCTGATTAGATAAGTAAACCTCAGGTACTGTAATTCTATCATTAAAAGAAATCTCTTTATTAGATTGTGTTGTACCAATTGCTGTACCTGAGTCATACATTGCTAGGTCTGTACCGTTAGGTCCTTTAGCTTGGCTTGTAATAGCAATCGTTTCTTGTTCAGAAGGTAGGTAAGCAATACCTCGACCTCCACATATAGGACAATCTGCTTGAGGTGCATGAGTCATTGGGTTTCTACAAGGACAAATGTATGATTTCTCCCAAAATACAGATATACCTCTGTCTCCTGTAAGGTGTTTAATACCTTTCATGTCGAACTCATGTCTAAAACCTGTATCTACTGGTGTACCACTAGGTACTACACTATTGCCACCAATATCTTCTTTTGTAAATTTTGTTGGTCCCATTCACTCACCTCCTATACAGAAATAAATCCATTACCATAGTAGCCTCTAAGTTTGTTTAACCCATCAGCAATATCTTCATCTAGTTGACCAATCTCACTCTTAATTGCACCATTAGTTGCTGATGAAGTATAGGATACTGATTCCGATATACCATCAATTGTTAATGTCTTACTAGATACCCCCATAGGGACAACTAATCTACCCCATTGTTGGAATATTTGTTTACTAGCCATTTTAATAACTAACTCATTAAGCAATGTAGGCATTTCCCATTCCTCAGTAACACCCGCTCTACGTTGTGGTAGCATACCAGCAATGTAGGAAACATGAATAAGTTGTGGGTAAGAGTTTTGGTTACCTCCACTTACAGGGTTTGGTTTATACCCTCCTAGGCTTGAACCGTTAGGTAGTGAACTTAATCCACCATGTAATCTACCTCCGTATCCACCATCAAACCCACCAAAGGAGGCTCCTCCTGAGAATGTAGCAATACCTCCACCCATATTTCCACTTATAGCGCCATATAAAGGTGCTGAGGCTACTTGAATATGTCCTGGTCTGTTATATACCTTCCACCACTCACTAGGGTAGTTACGCTTGTAAGAACCGTTTGCCTCTAGACCTAAGGTTTCTACTTGTAGAATAGGTTTTGATTTAGCATGTAAGAACATGTAAGAAGAATACTCAGCGTAGTTATAGTCTTTATGTTCTGTTACTACTCGAGGTAGTATAACAATATCTAATTCAGTTTCCACTTTAGAGATAGCTGTTTCAATTGCATATGTATAAAAGCTATCGCCCATCTCATTACCTGTGTTAGGGTCAATAACCTTTACACCGAACATAGAGGCTTTAATAGCCTCAGGTGTAAGTCCGTAGTCGGATGGTGTAATACTTTCAATTGTTTCCAAGTCAACTAGTTTAGGGTTATTGTGAGAGTATGGTTCATTATATAATTCCATTTAAACCCTCCTAAGTATTATTTATCTTCTGTGTCTTTCTTAGCTGTTGTTTTACGGGCAGGTGTTTTACGTGCTGTAGTTTTCTTAGGTTCTTCTTCCTTATCATCAGCCTTAGTTTCTTCTTTCTTAGGCTCAGCTTTCTTAGCTGTTGATTTAGTATCAGCTTCATATTCATAAACACCGATAGCCTCAGCTAACTCTTTTTGTTGTTCTTGTGTAAGGTCTTTAGAGATACCATCTTTATCAAATGTTAATGTACCATATTTAGTTGCTGTAGTAAAGTCTCGTTTAGTTTTATGTTTTAACATAATAAGTCTCCTTTATATATTCTAGCTAGTTTTCAAATAAAAAAGGGATAAGAGGTTTAACCCTCCTACCCCTTAACGGTAATCAAAAATTAGTAAACTTTTAATTCGTTTGTAGCTGTATAAGCCAAGTTTTTAATGTGAACAAATTTACGTGGAGTAAATAGTCCTAACGCACCATACCATAATACAGAGAATGTAGTTGTAGCATTAGTACGAGCTAATGGTAATTGCATAACTGGTAACAATTCGTATAAAGTAATTGCATCAGAAGTGAATTGACCAACGAAAGCATCAGCAGTATCAGGAATAATATCGTTTTTATCTACGAATTTCAATTCAGACTGACCTTTAGTTGCAACACGTCCAATTAATTGGAAGTTTCCTGATTTACCTTTACGGTAGATAGTTACGAATTGAGGTGATTGTTGGTACATAGTTTGTAAAGTTACTGTTAACTCTACTGCACCAGTTTTGTCAGATACTGTAGCTGTAGCAGGAGCTGATTTAGCAGAAACTGCATCTTCACCATTTACTGTTACAACGTATTCTAATTCACCTAAGTCTTCTTCACGGAAGTTACCTGTAACACCTGTTGCTAATGTAGCTACGATTTTAGCAGGTAGTGGAGCATTACGTGAAGGTTTGAATACTTCATCTAAAATGTTATCTGTTTCCATGATTGTAGAACCATGTAATGAGATACGACCAGCAACTGTATCAGCTTTAGTAATGTTGATACCAGTTGTCATGTTTCCATTTCCATCAGCAACTAATGCAACTTGACGGTCTTGGTAACGGTTGTTGAACTCGTTTAATACACCGATTGGCATAATAGCATCTGTTGGAGTACCGAAACCTTTAGCAATTCGAGTCGCCGCTAGGTTAATTAATTGTTCAGATAAAGCTTCACCACGAGCGTCAATTACGTTCTCAGGAGCATCTTTAGCAATCAATTTAGCTAAACCATCAAATTGTAGACCTTGACCAGTTTCTGTAGAATCAGATAAGTCAGCATCACCGTAGAATGAAGCCCACTCAATTGTTTTAGCTGTTACACGTAAAGCAGATTCAACTTGAATTGTTAATGGAGATACTGTGTTGTCTACAATTTGTGAAGCAATTGTAACTCGGCGAGTATCAGATAAGAATTTCAAGTTAATAGCTCTACGGATGATACTTGGGTCATTTTCAGGAGCTACTTCGGGCTCACGTACAAATCGAGTTGCCCCAACTTCACCATAAGAAGTTAATACGTTGTGTTGTACAACTGTGTTGTTAACTTGTGATTTAGGTACTAAGTCATAGAAGTATAAGTCTTGCTCACGGAAAGTTAAAGTAGTTAAATCATCTTTTAAGTACTGTGCACGTAGTGCAGAACCGTTTGCTAATTCCTCAGGGTTAATTTCATGTCCTGTAGATAATGCTTTAGATAACTCGTCATCTTGAGCTTGCTCTACTTGTTCCGCCTGTGCTACCACACCTGGAACCATTTTGTCTAAAGTGTCTTTTTGGAAATCCGCTAGGATACCAACACCTACACCTTTTTCTTTTAGTTTATCCATTCGTTAAATGTTCCTTTCTCTTTTAGAGTATTGAATTGTTTCTAGTCTTATATAAAAGTAGAAATAGGGTCAGTACATGTAGCGAGGAGCCTATCTGTAGGACTACATGTACCTTTCCCATTTACTAACATTAATATATCACTTGTCAGAACTTTGTGTTATTTAGGAATTAAAATACACTAAATTATTTATTTAAGAAGGACTTAACCAACTCAAATTGTTCTTTATTCTGACTTCCGTTGTTAATATCTAAGAACGCTCTACGTAAATCTTCACGGTATCCGTTGCTATAACCTGATGATTTATATGCTTTAGCTAGTTCATCTAAGAACTCTTGTCGGTGGTTATTCATAAACTCTTGAGGATTTTCTTTAACCTCTGTAGCCTCTACCATACCATCAAAAGATTTAGCTGTAGTTTCTTCTTCTTCTTTAGGTTCTTCTTCTAAAGTTTCTTGAATATGTGAAGCATCTTTACTTGCATATCCAACCGCATCTTCATCATCTTGGGTAACAGATTTAATTGCTTGCTCATCATCATTCTCACGATTTTGAGTTGCTACCTTAACTGATTTAGAAGTAACTTCTTCTTCTTCTTCTTCAACCTCAGCAGGCTCTTCTTCTTCTTTAGGTTCTTCTACTTCTTCGGCTTCAATAACAGCCTCAGGTTCATCCTCAGTAACTTCTTCTACAGGTTCTTCTTCCTTAATAGTTTCAGCCTCTACTTTAGGTTCTACCTCTTGTTCAACTGGTTCAGATTCAACTGTCTCTGTTACTAAACCTTTTGTAACTGTATCCTCTAATTGAGTGATACGGTCATCAATACGTGCCATAGATGAGTCAAGGATAGACTTAATAGCTTCAAACATGTCAGACTCGGATTTCTTAGCTTTGTCTTCATCGTCTTCTTCGTCATCTTTAGAATCTTTAGAATCTTCCTCTTCTTCGTCCTCATCTTCCTCTTTAGAATCTTTAGTAGATTTCTCTACTTCTTCTTTTGGTTCTTGAGTCTCAGCAGGTTCTTCTTCTTTAGTTTCTACTACTTCTTCTTTAGGTTCTTCTACAGGTTCTTTGTCCTCAGCCTCTTCATAAGATGATTCAGCGTTAGTTTCGTGTACCTCAATCTCAGGCGCATGTTCCTCAACATCCTGTGAAACTTGTTCAACCTGTTCTTGTTTTACATCGTTCTCTTGTTCTGTAGACTTCTCGAATTGTTCTAAAATTGTTCCTTCTGTTTCCAAGGTTCTAATCTCCCTTCTCAGTTAAGTTACTTACAAATGAGTCAGCCTCATCATAACTTAAACCTTTTGCTAGTTGTAATAATAAAATATCTGTGTCTTTATCATTACGTTCAGTTTCTTTAAGCATCTTACTTACTTGGTTCCATAATCCAGTATCGTTTGACTTTCTAGCCTCAGCGATAACTGTCATAGCACTTAATACTTTTTCTCGTCTTAGTGCCTCAGCATCTTCTACCTCAGCAGGGTTTGTTTCCACTCCTGTTTGCCAAGACTTAACTAATGTTTCCCATGTTGCATTTGGATTGGCAGGGTGAGTAGTTAAAGCTACGTTAGTAATCATAACACTCTCAATAACATTTTTACTTACTGTGTTACGTTTACGAACTTTACCCTCGATTGAGAATCCAATCTTTCTACCCATACCATCATTATTTAAGTTGTTAGCTAGTCGCCATAACTCTTGAGCATACTCATTAGACTTCATTAGCTTAGCCTCTACGAATAATCCTTTTTGGAAATCTACGTAAGAGTTTTCTGTTGGAACACCAATAATGTGTTCGGGTCTGTTTGAATGTTCATAGTTAATATAACCTGATTTGATAAAGTAATTAATATCAATACCTTGTGGTTCTACGACTTCACCTTGTAGGTCTAGGTCAGGGGTAGAGGCATAGCCTCGTACATACCAGTCACCTACTGAGGTTTCTGTACCGTTGCTGTCTACTGTTACTTCTGTTGATTTAACAATCTCAGCAGGGACGAAAATATTCATGTTTGTTTCTTTCGTTAACAATTCTTCCATTGTGGTCAATGCACCTCCTATTACCAATAATTACGCTCTTAATATAGCAAGTTAGTCATTATTGTTAGGGTCTAGGCTTGTTGCGTGGGAGTTTGCGTTATCTTCTCCTTTAATCTGACCATCTTTACCAACTTCACCAGTTGTTCCTGAGCCATTTACTTTGCTACTTGAACCATCCAGTCCTCTTTGTTGTTCTTGGAAGTTGTTAGCATCACTTGTGTCCTCACCTGTACGAGTAGTCCCGCTTGAGTTAGAAGTAGGTTTATCTCCATCAGGTTTGTTTGGGTTCTCATAAGTGATAGGTGTCTTTGTATTTTCCATAAGGAATGCTAACCGTTCTTGTTGTTTCTTATATAGGAATTGTTCTTGTTGGTAAATTTGACCACGTCTCTGAACGATTACACCATTGGCTGGAATGTCTCCACCAATTATATCACCAGTAAGTCCTAGCTCTCTACGAGCTTCATTGATTGTCTGAGCAACCTTAGTCTTCTCTGTAATGACATTAATCTTTTCTAGTTGTTCAGCAATGTCGCCACCAACAAATTGGAATGTAAATTCTTCACCCAACTCATTGATAATGTTGTTATTGATTACATCCTCTATAAACAACAATAAAGGCAATAAGCCTTTTTTCTGTGAGTCTTGAGTTTTTCTACTTGTCGTACCGCAACTAATCGAACAACTAGAACCACTTGCACCTGAATTATTCGGGAAGTTACTCTCGGTAGGGTCTATTTGGAATAAACTAGTAATGGTGTTAATTAACATGTTGGTCCATTTCTCAAATTGCATATCGTTAGCACTAGGGGTCATGTTAACGAACTTAGCATCCTCAGCTGTAATTACTGGAATCTTCCAGCTTGCATTTGCACCTGATACTGAGTTTTGCCATTCTCTACGGAAAGCCTCTAGAGATACTTGAGACTGTTGTCCCATGGGTTTAATATTTAGTAAACCTCTAGTTGTTCCTCCGTGAGAGAAGAACATGTCATTAAATTTTAATGTACTTGTGTAGGCATTGAATAATGGTAAACCAATTTCTAGTTCTGACCAACCATATCCAGCTGAGTAAATATCACTTCGAGGGTTTCTAACAGCAAATGCCATCTCCTTCTCGTCATATCTAGTTACAATCTGACTATCAATTACCTGTACATACATAGTTCCTCGCTTAGGTTTATTACCGTTCTTATCCGTACCAATGAAAATAGTTGTAGGGTCAACTAATTCAAAGAACTTCAATTCACCTTTTTTACTATCATAAACCTTTTCAAAGTTTACTTGGTCATATGTATAAGTGTCTCTTACAATCTTCTTTAAGAAAGTTACAAAGGAGTCTCTACTAGGGTTGTATTCATCTCCTGTGTTTGTAAGAAAGTCTTCAATCTCTCTCATACGTTTCTCTTGTCGTTTTGTCGGTACTGCTGATATATCTTTTAATCTTACTTGAAAGCCTTGACCTTTTTCTGAGTATCTAGACGGTCTAGCGAACATAGACACTTGGTTAGCTCTTGTATTGATAATAGAGTTTAGAATTAAGTTACCTGAATACTGTTTTAGTATTAGATGAACGTTTCTAGTATCAGTAGCACCTTTAGTTTTATATCCCATTCCTGAATCAATGTTTCCAATCAGTAAGGGTTCTGAGTAAGAGTTAATATTTTTACCGTTATAGGACTTATTAATTTCCTCTGTTTGTTCTTTAGCTGACTCTGTCTTAGGGCTATTTAGTTTATCATAAATTGTCTTTATCCTAACCGAATAATCGTCAGTAACGTTAAATACTTGCTCTTGTTCCTTATCTTCCTCTTTTTTGAAGAAGTTAAATAATTTTGCCATTTAGTTACTCTTCACCACCTTTAATGCCTTATACATAATAAGAAATATGTGAGTCATCTAAGAATGTTTCCCCATTAGGGAGTTCAACTTCAACAAGGTTAGGGATGTCCTCGTTGTAGAAGAATCTTTTTCTTGACTCATATACTTTCGTATAATCTTCTGACTCAACTTCATTCTCTTGATTTAATAATAAAACATTTCCAGTATCTGAAATACCTAACACTCTGTGGTTTGAACCTTCTTCTAGGGAAATAAATAACTGAACGTTCTTTCCACCAAAGCTGTTATAGTAATCAATTGCTCTCACCCAGTCATTAGGGAAATCAGGGTTTCTAGCATACATTTTAGAATCCATCCATGTTTTATCTTCTTCAAAAACGTAAATGTTAATCACACTCCTCGTATCGTGTCTATATTAATATAGCACGTAAATCATACTTAGTAGTGTTTTTA